GTTGGGAAGGTCTCGGTTTTGAAAAGGTTTGGTGTTTGGTTGCGTGTTTGGATGCGTTGTGCGGTTTTGCGGTTGATGTATGTGGCTCCTCTTGATGAGTTACATCGGGCGCAACTTCCGCAGAGGTTGCTTCGGTCGTATGGGTCGCCTGCTCGGTCTAACTCTACGATGTGGTCGCATTGGGTTGATGGTGTTCTTTTGCCTCGAGCGAGGCACCAGCGACATTCGGGTTCTTCGTCTAGGACTTGGCGACGTAGTTGTTTCCATCTGGCGGTTTGGTAGATCGGGTTCCCTGTCATCTTCGGGAGTGTAGTTCAAGGTCAAGAGACACTGACGCCCAAGCGAGAAGAGCACTCGCTCGGTTGTCCTCACTTGTCATGAGTAACGCGTGTGGTCTGTGCCCCCACTGTTTGGGCAAGTAGCCACTGGTCAGCCTGTCTTGAAGTAGGTGGAGAACCATCGCCATGTTCGTTTGGGAACGCTGATCAGCCACATGACATGGCCGCCTACCCTCGTCTCCGAGTGTTCCCTCTGGCATGGTTCAGTGTCATGCCGGGGCTGGTGACCTCTCGTCTGACGGTCTGATGGTTCTCGGTTGTATGTCAAATTATGTTAAGTGCGCGATCATGTCACATGGGTGACGGGCTGGTCAAGTCGCCTTCTTATAGTGCTCGATGTAGGCGAGGATAGCGGGCATCTGTCCGTCTCTCAATGCGGCCTCGTAATGTCCGAGACGCGAGTTACATGATCCACACAAGAGACCTCGAGCGTTCTCAACTGTCACTCGTTCGCCTTGCTTGTGGTCGTGATCCACTTGCCAGTTGCCGGGTCCGCCAGACGCTTTCATCATGAACGGTGAGTCACAGATCTCGCATCTTCCACGCGTAATCTTGGACAGAATCCAATCCCAACCAAACCGTCGGCACCTCCTCATAAAGTTAGTTTCATGAAGATGGCACACAGGAAGTTGCTTTGTTTTTAACATTTGTTCGTCGCAGTAATAACATTTCATCATGGCATCTGGCCTGTAATACCTGCGCGCATAATTTTTATGTTGATTTACGCAACGATCGCATCGGCATCCGTAGATGTAAGCCGTTGAGGCTTTCTTAGTTGGGAACTGACAAGTGCCGCTCTCAATCTCAAACAAAGTCAAAACTTCGCTCATGTCAATTTCCTTCCTTGGAGCCTGTGGACAATACTGTGGAGATCTTTCGGCCGCCACACATGACATTCGGCATACTCGCCCAGAGCAGTGATCCAGTTCGCTTGATTCGGGCTGACTTTGCCTCGATCGGACTTCAACTCGGCGAACACCAGCCCCCTGGTCGGATGAACCAACACAAGATCCACGAAGCCTGCGTCACCAGAGATCGGTGTCATCCAACGGCCATCCGAGTTCACCGCTCGAGTGTGCTGAACCAGCCATCCGTAGTAATGCGCAACCGTGATGACTTTCTGCTGGAAGTGCTTCTCAAGCATCAACAGACCAGATGATCGTCTGGCGGCCTGAAGCAGTGACACCGCGCTGACCTGAGTCCTTCAGCATCCCAAGCTTGACCAGTTCGGATCGGCGTGACCTTGCTCCCGAGTCGGACAGTCGTGCGTCTGGGCATGATTCAGCGCGCACACTCAACGCTTTAATCAACTGCTCATCGGTCATCGGGCCGTACATCCGAAACTCGGAATAGACCGACATCTGCCCGTCGGTCACTCGGACAGTCTTCGCCGCATCATGCGAGGTTTGTGGATCTGTCGTACGCGCCAAAGCGATCACTTCGTCAAAGAGTGTGGGGATCATCAGAACGCTCCTTCATCGGATGCGGTGACCTTGTTCTTTAGCGCGGTGATCAAGGTTGAGGCGGCCGCTTTCGTGGTCGGCATTGCGTCGGAATGTCCAAGAGCCCTGATCATGCGGAGTTGGGCATCGCTCGGAGAATCCCCTGATGACGATGAGGCACTCTGAGTCGTTCTTGGAATCGCAGAGCCTCCAGCGGGCTTCTGTGAGCCTGTCTCGGGCTGACGATTGCGCACCTCTTCCATTGAAGCCATCTTGCCGAATGGCATCATGAGCCCAATCGCACGACCGAGCGCACTGGTTGAAGCATTCATCATTTCGGATCCTCGAGTGAAGGAGGACTTGCCGGGTATCGGTTCCCATGCGCATCCTCGCGCTGGAATCAGATCGTCTGGTGTGCGGTACACCGTCATGGTGACCGAGATGAAGGTCTGGTCTCCGACGGTGACAACTTCGGGAGGTGATTCCACGACTCGGAGATCGGGCCACTTGTCCAACGCCAACGCGAAGCGCGACGGGACATCCACATAATTGGAAAGATCCATCAAAGTTCCATCTTGTTCAAGAACTCGCCAAGATGAATCGCACTGTCCAGTTCGCCGCCGTCATACTTCAACGCTCGAGCGAAGTCGTGGATCTGCTTGATGTGGAATGCGTTGTCCGATGCTGGATCATCCATCTGTTCAACCAAACACTCGGCAAGACCTCCAGCGATGTTCTTCCACTGGATGATCTGACTGCGAAGGTGGGCAACGATCAAGCGGTGACGCTCGGCAGTTGCCTCCATCTCTTGAATGATCTGACGGGCCGTGTCGTCTTCCATCACTCGGACACTTCTTCGGCACACCAGCGGCACCACGAAACTGGGCGTGACGCGAAGAACCTTGCGTTCTCTAAAGTTTGATGTCCTTCAACATGGCCGTGGTCTTCGCAGATTGTCATCCACTTGTCGTTTCCACAATAATCGTCGCCAAGTAACTCCTGTTTTGATATCAGTGTCACTGGGCCCTTGGTCTGACGCGCTCGGCGTGTAATCATCTGGCTCTTCATGGTTTTGCTCCTGTCGGGTAGCGGGTTGGTTTATTTGATTGTGACTGATGGGTGAGAGAATGTCAAGGATTACTTTTGGGCATCCACTTGAGCCCAGTACCGATCCGAGTCCAGTTGCCTGCGTTCAGCCTCGGTCAGCCCTCCCCAAATGCCAGGGAGACTCATGTAGGTGTGGGGATAACTCATCGCATATTCAAGGCAGTCTTCACGGACTGGGCATCGGCGACAGATCGCTTTTGCCGCTTTGATGTTGCTTGCCTGTTTGTTGAACTCCAGCGGGAACCACCACTCAAGCGGTTGCCCGCGACACTCGGCATCATCTACCCAGTCGCCCATCTTCAAGATGTCGGTCAGCATGACAGTGACCACGGTGTCCAGCCACACTGCCCATTCGCCTCACGGCCCGAATACAAAAGCCATGCGAAACGGAGGTTCTTGGCGGGATCTTTCATGTCGGCGAATGTCCAGCCGAGATCGGTGATCCATTGAGTGTGAATCTGGTTGATCTGTGTGAGCCCGTGGTCTGGGCCTGAGTCTGCGTCAGGCTGACATCTGGATTCGCGCCACATGATGAAGCCGAGCCGATCCAAGATGGTGCGATCATTGGGCCATCCAGCATGAAGCGCGGTCTGAAGCCACTGCTGGCATTCGGTGTCGTCTGAGACCTCCACAATGACCACTGGTGCCAATGTAGTGGTGGGGATGGGAGCAAGTTCGGCGATCCTGTCCTTCTGTTGCTCGGGGCTCAAGATCTGAACTGTGATCCTCGGGAAGACCGTCGGTGTTGGGATCGGCTCGGGGCTGGCGTTGTCACCTCCTCCGAAGACGACCACAAGGCTGAGATAGAAGCCGAAAGTCATGGATAGAAACTTGAATGGGCTCATGTGTGCCTCCAGTTGTCGGCCCGCAGATGCGGACTCTTGGCTCAGTCATCTGACCAAGCCTGTTAGTCAATGTCAAGCATTCAACTCGGGGAAGGAGGCGAGCGCGTTGCGCACACCTCGAGAAGGAGCGTCGCCGCACACATACTGGATGTGCCATGGCTCGGCTTGTGGGCCGTTCTTCACTTCCCAAGACCAGCCGAACTTCTCAGCGTTCCCAGCGAGCAACCAAGCGAGACGGTCGCCCGAGCAGTCGGCGACATCTATCGCCAATCCCCAGCCGTGATTGCTCATGCCGGGTGTGGAAGACGGTGCGAATCCGTCGCGCAAGTAGTAGGTCTGCCCGTTCATCTTGCGTGTAATATTCCTGCCCTGTGGTGTCAGTGAGTAACGTTGCTTGAAGAGTGTGGTCTGTTGTCCAAGTGTGCGGTACGCGCCGACATGATCCAGCGAGATTCCGTCAAAGTACGCCGCCAACTTTAAGCAGTTCCATGCGGTCGCGGCGTGTCGGTGAAGTTCACCAGTGGTAGGCCCGATCTTGCGTAGCACATCTTTGCGAAGAAGCCCGTTCATGGCGTGTGTGAGGTCGGCGGGCTTCACAATCGGTCGGACAGGATAGTCGGTCATTCTTTGTTCTTTCGTGAAACAATCGGCGGAGTGTCAGCAGTGCCTCGAATACCGTTCCCGATTGAATATCCGACAATGGATCCGAGGAGCCCTGTGGCCGCGCTCTGGTCAATTTTGTTGGTGGACATCAAGACCGTGATACATATCATCGCGACAAGAACGATCAACGCTTTTGGTGGGTTGGTGATGTTCATCAGTTGTACCCGTAAACTTGAATGGTGCCTACCAGAGAATCAGTGACACCAATGATGCTAAAACCTGTGTATTGGGTAGCGGTTGTCATGTTGCCGCTGAATGATCGTGAAACATAACTAACTAGGTCAGGCTGATACATGATGCCGCTACCTGTGTAGGAAGTACCTGACGCAACATTAGGTGACATGATGTCAAGGACAAAACCCCCAGCAGCCGAGCCGCTAGGTTGCGCGCCTAACGCCGACAAGGTTGCTGATGTCGCACCACCAAACGCAAACTGGGTAGTGGTACCTGCCCCATAAGTACCAAAAGTTCCACCATTGTAGGATGCCGTTGTATCGTCAGATGTTGTGCGAAAACGCAAAGTAAGCAGGCGAGTGGTAGCAGCACCACCATTTAAGTTCTGGCAGATCACACGGTAGTTGGTGTAATCGCTAGAGAAGCAGTTGGAGATGTTGGTGGTTACGCCACTGAGACTTGTGGTGCTGATCTTCCACATTCCAATCTTGTTCATCTGGGCCGCTGAGAGGACTGTGTTCGCAACGAAGGCTGGAGGGGTTGTCATGATTGGTTCCTTACCAACTAAAAGAGAGGATGTTCTGGTCTAGAACACCGAATACATTGGAATCGAGAGTGAACACACCAGTGAAACTAGCAGGAGCGAGACTGAATGTGAAGGTAGTCAAGGCTGGGGTGACATACATTGAGAAGCCTTGGAACTGGCAGAGATACTGGATGAGGTTTGATGAGCCGGGCTTACGGTAAAACACGAAGCAAAACAGTTCTGGTGATGCTTTCCACAATCGTTTGATGACATCGGAGCAGTTGCTCGAGTTCGCTGAAGTCATATCAACGCTGAAAGTGATTGAGGTTGGGTCTGATCGTGAGAACACTTGCCACGATGCGGAGCCCGTCGCTTGCGTGAGGTTGTAATCCACGGTAGAGAGTGTGCCGCCGTAAGTGCCGTAGGTGCTGACCGAGGTCGCGTCGGTGCTATTGACTGCGGCAGTGACTTCTGTTGAGACCGTGGATGTGTTCAGGAAGTCTGTGCCGAGAGCAATCCGTTTGATGTTCGTGTAGGTGTAGTACGGGCTTTCAGGGCCTAGGTCAATGGTGCTGGTGGCAAGTGCGGCGATGTTGTCGCGCCCGATGAGAAGGATCTGCGTCTGGTTCTGCCACACGATCCCTTGCTCGGTCACCATGTTTAAGTTGATCCTGTTAGCCACTGTTCCCGTGTAAGAAGCGTTCACCGATGCGATGGATGTTCCAGCGTATGTGGCGGGCATTGTTGCCCCACTGGGAAGATTGGATGAGAACGCGGTCGTGAGTTGAGTGATCGTCTGCGCTTGAGGCATGTTCTTGGTGAATACATTGGTGCGGCCTAGCCTGCCGAGGACATCGGTACAGATGATGGTCGCCGTTGAGCCGTTCTGGTTGCCGGGTTCATCGTTGAAACTGACCTCTTGAACATAGAAAGTGTGGTAGTAGAGATCAGCGGATGTGGCGTGTTCAAGTCGCATCCGAATCTTGTCGTTGATGGTGAAGCCTGCGGCCTGATCGGAAGTGTTCGTGATCGTGATAGATAACTGTCCGGGGTTCCACTGGTCTATTGCTGACGGTCTGCCAGTCGTGTAAGAACAGTTCTGGACAATGGATGTGAAAGTGGAAGATGTGGTGACATTGCGCCACGACCAATCCAGTTGCGCTCCCATCAGTTACCTCGAGTGTTGATGGGGATCGGGCCGTTCATTCTGTTGAATTGTTGGAGAGCCTGAACGACGGCCTGAGGGTCGGCTGAAGTGTTGATCGTAATGTTGTTTGTTGTACCGCCAAGACCACTGTTCGGAGTGATCGTTCCGCTGGATGATGGTGTGAACAGTTCCATTCCGCGCTCACCGACAAGATATGAGGAACCTCCAGTGACAGGGCCGCCCATCGCTTTCTTCGGGGTGTTGGTGGATATCCCTGCGAAGGTCAGCAGTTGCTCTTGAGTGAGTCCTCCGAGTTCTGCTCCTCGCGCTAACCATTGAGCCAACTGGAGAGCGGCCGCCGATCCTTGTGCCTTGAAAGTCATCAGGATCTCTTTGCTGGATATCTTGTCAAACGATTGAGCGATATCGGAGATGTCGCCAACCATTTCGCCGAAGAGGGCCACATATTTCGTGATGTCGGCATCTTTGCCAGTCTTGAACGCTTTGTCTCCCGCCAACTTCAGCGCGTCAAGTTTGGCGACCGCTTCATCTATGGAGGTCTGTGTCTTGAATTGGTCTGTCAATGCTTTCCATTCAGACGCAACACTGGCGACCGCAACGGCGGCCTCGCGTGACTTGAAGACGAATCCGTCAAAGCCTCCATCCTTCAACTCTTTCAGTGCGTCGTTCATCAGTTTGGAGTCTTCTCGAGCGGCGGTCAGTTCTTTCGCATAGACCTTGATCTCAGGTGGTGCGTCGGTGAAGAAGTCAATGACTCCCTGACCGATGTCATGGAACGCGCTCATCGGATCGTTGAAATATCCTTGGGCTTTTGACAGTCCGTTGATGATATCAACCAACGCGCCTCCAGCCTCAATGAGTACGCCTTGCCAGATGTCACCAAGATCATCCATGGTGTCGCGATATTCTTTAGCCTTCTTCAACTCTTTCGGGCTGATCACTTGAGAACTAGAAACACCATCTAGTGCGCGCTTAAGTTTCACCGATCCGAGTTCAACAAGTTGAGACATGGACTGCCAGCCCTTGCCGAGGAGTTGCGCCGCCACTCGAGCGCGTTCCGCAGGATCCTTGATTCCTTTGAGCCGACCAATGACCTTCAAGAAAGTCGCATTCACATCAATGAGACCGTTGTCGGTTCTGACAACATCCACGCCCAATTCGGCGAACAGTTCCGGGCTTGTGCCGAGAGTCTTGTTCATCTTGCCGATCGCAGTCTGGATTGCGTCAGCCTCAATTTTGAGGTCACCGCCGACTTCAATGAACCGTGACGCTTCTTCAACGCTCAAGCCTGTGGCATCAGCGAACCTCCCAGACGCGAGAGCAAGGTCTTGAAACGCGCTGATGGCTTTCACACCGAATCCGACAAGAGCGGCCCCAGCCGCCATTGAGAAGGCTCCAGCGTTCGCCTTGACTGCGCTGAGAGCCGCATTAGATCCAGCCTTGAACTTGCCCATCGCGCCAGTCGCGTTGCCGACATCTGTCTTGAAATTGGCGAACGCGGCGCGCGCGGCTTTGATTCCTTTGTCCGAGAACTCTGTGACGATTGGGAGGTTGATTGCCATCAGAGTTTCACTTTCATGAGTTCTTGGTTCGCACGATAGATCACGCGATCAATGCTAGGCTTCAATTCGCGCTGAAAGTCTGGGATCGCTTTCTCTCCACCGCGCCACATGAATCGTGAAGGCCCACCGCCGAGGCGTTCGTTGAGCAATGGCACAAAGTTCGGGCGCGCTTTCGGCCCTTCTCCTACGTTTGATCTTTTGCCCGCCATGTCCATCATCGCCAAGGCCGCGCCTGTCGTCTGAACTGTGATCACCGCCAAAGTCTCATACTTGGCACCTTTCGCGATGTTGCGTCGACGCGCTCCTCGAGTGTTCGTCTTGACTTTAATCCCCTTGTTCTTGGAGTTGTACCAGCCTGTCCGCTTGCGGTGTTCCATCCCTGACATCGGCGCACCGGGAGGCAAGATTTCCATGATGGCGGCGACAACGGTCTTCTCACCAATGCGTTTGATGTCGCGCCCAATCTCTAGGCGCAGTTTCTTGTCCACTTTGTTCACGATCTTCAGAGACTCCTTGAGCCCTTGAATCTCCATGCTTGCGGTCAAATCTACGGCCATCAGTTTTTCTCGTTCTGTTCAACGATGAGACGAATCATCTCATCTATTATTTGCGGCGGAGTCTCCATCAGATCCAAGGGGCTGATCCCAGTCCTGACCGCTAACTGAGCGATCAGGTTGGTGGCCCTTCCGACTTTGTTTCCGCTTTTGGGATGAAGGTGATGTCCTCCACTTCGTCAAGAAACTGAGGGAACACTTTGACCGTAATCTTCTTAGTTCGCAACGCATCCCACGCGAGCCATGCCAACTGCTTGAACTTCATGTCCTCCAAGAACTTGGACACCGATGTCTGCGGGTGTTGGTCTTCCCAACGCGATGCGACACCGTAAGTCACTGGGGCTTCATGTTCTTCACCGTTAAGCATGGTGACTCGTAATGTCATTCCAATCATGTCGGGTTCCTTCGGTTTATGGAGTGATGTCGCGTGCGAATGTGCCACCAGTAAAGGATGCGTTAATCATGGACAGTTCGCCGACGGTCGCGTTGATCGGTGTGAAGGTCGCCATCATCGCGTTCGTGATCGTGTATTCAGGGTTCGTTGCCGACTCGGATGCGCCCGCTGGGGAGATCACCAAAGTGGTGGTGCCTGCGCCGACTGCGGCGAAGAGTGTTGCTTCTGCGGAGCCTGCGCCGTAGTAATCAAAGAGTGTCAATTCAACGCTGACGGACTGAAGACCTTTTACAAAGAGGTGACCAGAGTCGCCGAATGATGTCGCTTCTAGTGAGTCGTAGCCGACTGTCAGCGTTGCGCTTGAGCACATTGCGGTGACATCAACTGCGCCGATCATGACGGTTGGATTGGCTAGATATGTGGTGGCCGTGGTTGCCATGTTTGTTTCCTTTGTTTATGGGATGCGCTGGGATGCGATCCGAATGGTGAGGTCGTATGCGGGAAGTTCCGCTGAACCGATTGTGGCGACAGACGGAGAGCCCGATACCACTGCGAGTTCAGAGTTCATGAGAGTGTCCACGACTCCGAGAATGTAGTCCGTTGCGTCTTGGTTGCCGGGAGGCGCGCCGAGGACTCGAAGGTCAATGGTGATGTCTGCGATCTGATTGTTGAAGCAGGTGAAGGTTGGGAGTTCAATGAACACTGTGAGAGGTCGCGCATTTCTCGGATCGGTGACTGGTACAAGACCGAGCGCGCTGATGGATGCCGAGACCGTGTTGATTGTGTCCGTGAAGATGCCCGCCATCTCATGCCACTTGCGCTCTCTTGATTCCGAGGAGCGAGTTGATGCGCCCCATGGATGCGACTGGTGCGGAGATCGTCATATCTTGGAACGAATTGAAAGAGTCAATGCTGCCGCGTTCACGGTAAAGCGAAGCGGCCATCAGAACAGTCCCAGCAAGAACGGCCGCATCTGGAACATTGACCAGATCATCCTTGTATCCCGCTTGAGAACGTCGCTTGAAACACCAAGCATTCGCCGCGTTCACTGATGTGGTCATGAATGCAGTGTCGTTCGCAGTTGCGCCAGCGATGCCAAGAAACTCGGTGAGGTCGGCGACATCTGACCAGACGCATTCGGTTGGTGTTGTCCACTGGAGTGATCCGACAGGATCAACGGCCGACCGCTGGATGTTGTCATCAACAAGTTGGAAGAGGATCTGATTGGGGAAGATGATCTGATCGTTGAACAGATAGTCGCCCGCATCGTTGATCCCTGTGAAGTAGTAGATCGGTATCTGGAAGACGGTGTGGACACCGTTGATTGATGCGTCGCATCCTGAGAGTGTGATCTCTTGTCCGACGAGAATGTCTGTGGACTCGAGAGTCTGAACCACGCACACATTGTCAGTGATCTGCTGATGTGTGACGGTGAATGTGGACATGGTTCAGGCTCTCAGAATCTCAGTGGTTGCTCAGTAACTCGAAGCCTTGACGAACTTGTCCAAGTCAATAACCAGCGTGGAAAAATCGCCCCTGAACGCTAGTACGGTGCTCAAGGTTGATGGTGCCAACACTGACACGCTTCCGCGTTGCTGCTCAAACAGTTCATAGCCTGAGGTGTCTCCGAGGATCAGAGTGGAAGAGGCGAAGTTGCGGTCACGCACGACTCGGCAGCCGAACGCAGTGCCGACATCGCTGGTGACTGCTACCGCACCGAAAGCGTTCTGCGCGTTCAGGTTCGGGAACAATGGTCGGCCAGCGGTATCGCTCAAAGCGATAAGATCCCCGAATACATCAGCGGACACGAACAAGGTGTTCGGATTGTTGCCGTTGGATGCGGTCAAGATGGTGGTGCTTGCTGCGCCAATCCATGCGAGCCAGTCGGCTGGCACTGTTGGATCACCGAACGCCTGAGTAGTGGTTGCGCCTGCGACGAGATCGGTACAAGCCACACTGTCGGTCTCGTTCATGTAGATGCGAGCCATGTCATCAAGGAGCGCGGTGAGCATCGAGGGATCGCTCCAACTGATGATCTGCTCGGAAATGTTCACATAGCCGCCGTAGGTGCCCTTTGCGACCGTCTCTGGGGAGATCACAAAAGTTGATGCGGTGAGCGTGGTGTTGTCTGGGTTCTGTAGTCCGACCGAGTTGTGTGTCGTCACCTTCGGGCGAATGAAAGTAGATCCCGATGCTGGCATTGAGCGAACGCCTACGGCATCCACGACTGGGCGCATTCCGATGAACGAGTTATATACCGGGCCAATGATTAACTCGGGCAAGACTCCGGGGCCGTCAGCGAGACTCACATCTGGAGCGGCGGCGGAGAGAACTTCGTGGAATGCTTTCCACTTGTCGCCTCCAGCGATCGCGGCTTGTAGATATTCGCCAGCGGTTGGGATCTTCACTTCTTTCTTCAGTGTTGCGTAGATGGGTTGAGTCGCGATGGCGGCTTCAACTGTGGTTGGTTCTGACATGATGTCATCCTCCTCGGATGGTTGTGGTGGGGTTTCTTCTTCTGGTATTTCTTCTTCGTCTTCTGCCGAGGCATAGACAGACTGGATCTCTGCGTCGGCGTACGCAGGGAAGGACACGAGCGATAACTCAATCATGCGCGCTTCGCTTACTTCCATGACACCGTTCACGCGCTTGAACTTGAGCGGTACCGCTCCGATGGACACCGCTGAGATGGAACCATCTGCGAGCAATGCCATCGCGTCATCTGCGGCGCGAGTCTTGGACAAGGTCGCCGAGAACATCAGACCTTCGTCGGATGACACACGCTCAGTGACACGGCCGATCACTCTGGTGTCGTCGTGATACTCCAAGAGTTTCGGCATCGGACCATCAACAGAGATGGAGCCCTTCAAGAACTTCACTGGGCCGACATCGTTGGAGAGATTGGCGACAACATCCCAAGGAACGGCGAGCCCTGTGATCGTGCGCGATGGTTGAGTCTCATCAGCCGACGCATCAAGCGTCACCAGTTGAGCGTTGAATCTGATCATGACATTGACACCGTTTCTTCCACTGGGACTTCTGCGAGATGGTTCTCGTAGAGGTAAGCATCCACATCAAACTCCACGAAGCGATTGCGCGGGAGAACATTGGTCATACTCAAAGTCATCTGAATCACATCAAGGATCTGCTTCGCTCCGAAGAGGTAAAGATCTTGGCGCGCTTGTTGAGCGTTCTGGTATGTGAACGATCCGCTAATCCCGATTCCTAAAAGGTAAGGAGGCACACCGACTTGTCGAGACACTTCAAGTGAAGAGTATTGGCGCGACTCAAGTAGTTGGAGTTTGTTCGGGTCGGACTTGAACTCGTTGAAAGTGACACCGCCAGCGAGAGCACCAATCGCACCTGTCTGCCTTGCTTGTCGCCACGATGCGGCGAGTTCACCAAGATCTTCAGCGGACATCTGCTCAGTGTTCTCGCCGACGGTAAGCCAGCCCGCCGCAATCTCATTCGAGGCGAACCGTTCAGCGGCCTGATCAAGTTTTAAGGCCGTCTGAATTGTGCGCGCACCAGTGAACAAGAATCCTTGAACACCGCTGATGAACTGGATGACATCTTCTGTCGGCAGTTCAATGCCGTTGAAGGTGATCTGATTGGACTGGCCGAAGAACTGCGGGCCTGCTTGATCCAAAGTTGAAATCATTGAGGCGGGCAACCATTGGAAAGAGAGCGGGCGACCTGTCGCTTGTGACCGACTGGTGATGTACCAGAAGGCTCTTCCCCTCATCATGATGTCCATCGCCGTGTTGCTCATGATGAAGTTCATGGTGGACTTCGGATCTGGTTGATCCATCCACGCCTCATTCTCAAGATAGATCTTCTCGTACCGTTCACCTGTCCACTGTTTCGTGTAGTGGCGTAACGGGAGACATCCGACCATGGAGAGAATCATCTGTGTGGCGCGCGCAACGGTGGCGCAGGAGAGGGCCAGTTCTGTACTCGCCCCGACAGAGTACGAGTAGAACTGACCCACCTGCGCGGCACTCCCAGCGGCTGCTTGAAGCGGCGCGGGCGTGAAGGAAGGGGATTGTTTCTTGTTGCCGAAGAGTGCCACGAACGGACTCTCCCACAATCTGCGCGCCGTGTTAAGTCAGTTGGAGAAGATAATTTGAGGTTTGTTTCGGGTCGCTGGGCGTGACTCGAGCGCGATGGCGAACACTGCGCACCGCGCAAGTTCTATGGGTCCGGGTGACTTCTGCGAACTGAGGACAATGGACTGATTCGTTTTGACAGAAACTGCGCGGCCCATGTGTTCGGCGAGACCGATGTCGCCAGTGTGTCTCACACGATCTTCAACGATCATTGAGCGCGCCATCGCAGTCCACTTGATGAGTTCGGCATAGCCGACAATGGTCATCCGTCGGCGTAGGTCTGGCGGTGTGTGGATCTCCAGCGAAGGAGTGACACCAAGCATGATCTTGGGGTCTGCCATGATGCGGACAACTTCGCCCCACATCTGCGCTTCGGAGTCCACGCTGAACGCAGTCTCCAAGATGACATGACCTTCCGACATGGCGGCCCTGATGCCGACATACCGCGACCCATCCAGCGATGAGTCAATGACAAGGTGACCGCCATCGGGCATCAGTTCGGCGGTGCGCTGCCGATCCCAAACTGTCAGCGGGAGCCAAGCCTCAGCAGATGCGATCCATAGATTCAAATGACCTCGGATGAACGCTTGCCGATTGGGTGAGTCAAACGCTAACTCAAGAGCCTTCATGGTGATCGTCGTGCCGAGGGCTGGGTTTGCCCACGGCCACCACTGGCGATCTTCCACGCTGACTCCGGGTGGAGGTGACCAGATGGCAATGTAGAGCGCGGTCTCTTTGTTTAAGTCAATGGCGGCGATGCCTTGTGATTGAAGTTGAATCATGGCGGTGGATGACAGATCTCCAGCGGTGGAGAACATGAGCATCTGAGGGTTGGTCTTGGCGATCTGAGACGGGCGCAAAGCCGTGAAGACCACCTCCGCTTTAATGTCCCACAACTCATCAATGAGAATGCAGTCGTAGGAACCACCGTGAGCGTGTTCGGATGCGGCGATCACCGAGATGGATGATCCGTCTGGGAAGTCAATGCGCTCATCACCGTTCTGCCAGCGCACCTTCATCTCGATGCGACCTTCCATCTCTCGAGCGAGATCACGGAAGAGGGCCATGCTCCGCTTCTTCTGGTTGGCAACAATGACGACCGACTGGGGCTCCTTGCGAATGGCGGCGAACTCTGTCGCCCACCAGCCCGCTATCGCTTTCATCAGAATGGACTTGCCCTGCTGACGGGCCGTGGAGATCAACGCCTCACGGAACACAAAGTCACCAGCGGAATCCACCGTGAAGGAGTCGCGACACACTCGAGCCTGCCATGGCATCAGTTTCAACTTGAGCACACGGTCAGCCCAGCCGATGATCTGGTCACCGTAAGACGCACCACTCGGAACGGCCGTCACCAACCGGGGCTCATCACGACCGATCAGCCCTGTGAGCAGGTCTTTCTCAGCCGATCCCGCTGGTTCAGGCTGGTTCGGGGGAATTAGAAGGT